GAGCTCGAATCCGTCTGTGTTCTTGCCTACGATGGTTACTCGTAGGTCCTCTGTCTTGTGCTTGAAGCGGATGACGTATTTCTTGTTGTTGTCGTTGCCTACCCCGCCGAGCTTGACTGTGGTTACCTTGTTGGCTGTGGTGGACTTGGCTGTGGGGCAGATGCGGACTATGTCGCTGGGACTGCCCATGAGGGCCCCGCAGCGTAGGGTCATGCTGTCGGAGCTGAGGAACTGCTCCTTGATCTGCCCGTTGTCGTCTGTGACCTCTGTGTACTCGGTCTCGTAGGCTAGTGTCGCGCCGCCCTTGGTGTAGCCGAACTGGTTGGCTGATACCTCTAGTTCGGCGTCTGCGGGGATGGTGTCCCCTGTGTACTCGGCTACGTAGATGTATCCGGAGCCTAGGATAATGTCTGCCATTCGTTTGCTCCTAACTCTTGGTGTTTATGTCGTAGTAGGTGAGAAGCTGCGGGAGCCCCGTAGCCTCGTCCTCCAGCGTCCCTCCCCCGTTTACCTCTATGGAGAGGGAGCCTAGCTTCTCCTCGTCCGCGAGGGTGCACAGCGCGTCCCGCATCGCGGCGTCTATGCCTATGGCCTCCTCTAGGGACTCCGCGGTGACGCGGGTCTGGAAGCGCCAAGACTCCACTATCGCGTTGTCGCGCTGCGGGTAGGCTAGGTAGGTGATCGCTGGTGGCTGTGATATGAGGCGCGTGGAGAAGGCCTTGGGGGATATGCCCGTAGCCCCCTCTATCGCGCCTAGGATCTGTCGTATGTTGTTCATTAGATAAGCCCCTCGAAGCATTGTCTTACTCTCGTGCTGTTCTGCTGCATGGCGGGCTCTAGGTAGGGCCGTGCCCTCATTCCCCTAGTGCGTGCGAACTGGGTCCGCCCATCCTTGTAGTAGGGGTACGTCCATGGGGTGTCCCGCCCTCCCCTCTTCGCGTAGATGCCCGTGCCAACCTCCACGTAGGGTGCGTAGTCGAGGTTGGAGAAGACCAGCCCCTCCGTTCCGTTGTCACTGACGCGAAAGTCTATCGAGCGCCGTAACTCGCCTGTTTTTGAGGGAGCGTTCTTCACCGCCTCGTTGCGGACCACCGCGCATGCCTTCCCCATCGCTTGGCTGAGGATCGAGGGCATGCGCTTGGCTAGCGCGTTGAGGTTCTGGGAGACCTCGTTAGACGCCATCTTCCACCTCTTGGAGGTAGAGCACCCTGTTGGTGCGGTGGCGTGCCACCGACTTGACCACGTAGCGTCCGCCTATCCTTCATCCCTCTTTGACTCTCTCGTCTCTGGTGTAGCCCACTAGGCTGGATGCGTAGGCGTTGATCTCGTTGGTGGTCTGCGGTGTCTTGTCCTCCAGAACTATGTGGCAGTCTATGGTGCCTCTTGGTACGTAGGTGACTCTCTCGTGGTTGTAGGCGTCCACGATGTACGCGGGTGACTCGAGGGTTTGGGGTTCCATTCTCCAATAGAACACTAGAGCACCTTTATTCTCTTGTGCTTGCGGAGCTGCTTGTAGACGTCTGGGGTCCAGTCCTCGAGGTACGCGAGGGAGCTTCCCCCGCTTGACTCCGAGGAGAGCCCCTCCGCCAACAGTTGGTTGAGCTCCTGTCGGCACATCTTGTATATGGTCCCCGCAAGAGAGGATGGGAGCTCTTGGAGGTTGCAGTAGTCCAGCGCGAAGCTCTCCGCGTGCCCTATGACTGCGGAGAGCGTCTCTCGGTCTATCGAGGGGTAGAGGAGTGATAGCCGCTCTTCCATGTTCCCCTCCAGCCTTCCTAGGCGATGGTGAGGACTGCGGAGCGTGTGTCGTCGGTGAGGGCGATTAGGCCGTGGCGCTCGTAGACGACTGTGTTGTCCTTGGACTCAATGTCGCGGTCCTGTTCGACTGTGCCCTCGCGTTTGACGAAGAAGGTAATGGCGTTCTTCTCGGTGAGGTAGACTTTCTTGGCTGGGACTAGGTTGGAGTAGACGCAGGGGATTCCAGCGATTGTTCCGAATTGTCCAGTAAAGAGGATCTCTCCCTGTTTGGCTGCCTCGAAGAGGGGATCCTTGCGGACTTTGGCGCGTGCGTCTGCGCCCATGATGAGGAAGAGGTCTGTGATGTCTAGCTCTGCGGCTTTGGGTAGCTGTGCTACAGCGTCTACAGCGGCCTCGTAGAGTGAGTTGTACTCTGTGGCGTCGAATGCGTTGGAGATCTTGGCGAGCTCTGCGAAGTATTCGGACTTGATCTCGTTTGCCATGGTCTTGCCAGCGCCGTCGCTGAGTACGTTGACGATGTTGGGGTCTGCCATGACGTCCATGTCGTTGTACTCGTAGGTCTGTTGGTAGCGTTTGACGGTGTACTCGTCGTAGGCTAGGGTGACTGCGCCCTTGGTGGTGTTCTTGGCGCCCTTGGCTAGCTGCTCTACGGTGCCAGTGTAGGTGTACTTGTAGATGCGCTTGCTGAATCCTGCGCCTGCGGCGAGGGTGGTGTCAACGTTAAATAGGCCGCGGAGGTCTAGTTGGCTGTTGACGATATCGGTGATTTTATGCTCGATAACTTGGTTGGGCATGAGGGCGTGGGTATCGCCTGTGGCTGGTGCAACGTTAGTGCTCATGTTGTTCCTGCTTTCTCTAGTGTGTTAGCTGGTTGTAGAGGTCTGGGTTGTTCCGCCATATCTCCGCCTGCTGGGTGAGCGATAGGTTGCGGAACTCCTGCTGTGTTAGCGCCTTGTCGAGTGGGAGGTTCTTCTTTGGGGTGGAGCTGGATAGGCGCTTCTCAACCTCCGCCTTGACGGAAGCCTTGAACTCCCCCTCCAAGAGAGTGATGTTGTCCATCATGGTGTCCGCGTCCTCCGCTACCACGAATTCGACTAGCTTTGCGGAGATGCCCTTGTCAGATAGGATCTGTGCGGCTGTTGCCTTGTTCTCGGCTATGGATAGCTCTCGCTCCTTCTCCGCTATGGCCTTCTCGCGCTGGGAGAGCTCGTACTCGTACTTCTCCTGCGCTGACATTTGCGCTAGCTTCTCGGCCTCCTTCACTCGGGCGTCCGCCTTGCGCTGGGCCTTCTGCATGGCCTGCGTGACTCTGCGGTCTATCTCCGCCTGCATCTCCTCCGCCGTGAAGGTGCGGGGCTGTTCCTGCTCTGCGGTTGTCTCTTGGGTGTCTGTGGTCTGGTTCTGTAGGTCTTCCATTCGTCCTCCTTTACTAGTTGCGCCGCTCGAGCGCCCCTATGTGGGAATGGGCAGTTGCGCCGCCGTGGAGCGCCCCTGCCCGTGGTTTTTCTTTTCATTGGTATATGTGCCTGCGGGCGTCCCGATTACTGGGTTTTGCCCTTGGGCTATGGGGTGCGGGGCAGTTCCCGCATCTCGTTCATCCACCTGTCCCCCGTGCCGTTGCCGTGGAGGGCGTGGTAGGTGGCGTGGACCTTCTCTATGTGCTCGAGCTCGTCCTCGTCTATGCTGCCCCTCTCCATGCACTCCTTGTGGGAGGATCGGAGGAGCTCCCGCATCATGTTCATCTGAGCGCTCATGAGTAGGGCGTGCTGCTTGCGCTTCTCCCCGATCTGGAAGCGGTCCAAGAGCCAGCACACGGACTGGTAGAGCGTGAATGCGGCCATGATCGCGCCGACTGTGGGTAGCTCTATGGTCATGGCCTACACCTCCGTGTCCACGAGGAAGGAGCACGTACAGTTGGGGTGCTTGGGTAGCATCCCCTGCAGCTCCTTGAGGGTGTAGCGGTTCCCGTCGCAGTAGCCGCACTCGTCGCATGGGTCGGTGGCTAGGAAGATCCCGTGGGTGAATCCGTACTCCTGGTACTTCTCGGTCTGCCCCATGATCTGGGCGTGCGCGGTCTCGGTGCGGGCTATGCGGTATGCACAGTAGAGGTTGGAGCGGAGCCTCCGCTCTATCTCGGTGGCGATCCGATAGGAGCTCACTCCGCGTGCGGCCGAGTCCGCTAGCGTCTTCTCGAGCATGCGGACTAGGTTTCGCTTGTCGGTCCATATGCGGTCCGAGAACTCCTTGCCGTCTAGGCACCATGCGTGGTGGACCACCTGCTTGGCGTCAACCGCCGAGGGGACCACGAAGGTCTGCCGCATTGATCCCTTGGGGACGTACTTCTCCACCGTCTCCTTGGCCTGCTCGTAGGCCTCTATGAGGTAGCGCTCCGTTATCTCCTCTTGGGATCCGCCCAGCTCCTTGGCGCACTCGTTGAAGTGCTCGAGGAGCCTGTTGTAGCTGTCGGTGAGGTAGAGGTCGTTGAGGTAGACCTTGCCGCGCTGCTCTTGGTCCCTCTCCATCTTCATCCAGACCTCGTAGAGTCTCTGGATCAGTTCCTTGGACTGCTCGCCGTAGAGCCTGCGGAGCTCCCTCTCGCAGTCCTCCACAGTCCTCTTGTAGAGGTGCCGCTGCTCTTGGTTCACTCGCGCGGGCCAGTAGAGCATGGTGGACTTGGGCATTCTAGCCATCTGCCTCTACCTCCCCCTCTTCCTCGGATCGGTGGGTGTGCTCCCCGAAGTCGTAGAGCTGGTCGGAGAGGTCGTTCTCCGCGTTGAGTCGGTCCATCTCCTCGCAGGGGTCGTCTATGAAGGGAATCTGCTCGAGGAGGGTCTGGGTGGAGACTAGGCCGCGCAGCTTGTTGATGGTGTCGGCCACGTCCGCGATGTTGGTCGGGAGGTTGTGGGTGAAGGTGACGTCCACGTCGTAGGCCTCAATGTCCAAGAGGGTGAACACGTTGTTGAGGAGCTTTAGGCGCTGGCCTATGGCCTTGCGGAAGTTGCCCTCTATGTTGGCGGCTATGTTGTTGAATCCCACTAGCTTGAACTGTAGGGCTATGCCGCTGGAGACTCCCGCACCGAACTCCTCTGAGGAGAAGTCTGGGCTGTTGGATATGGTGTGGATCGCGGTGTTGATGGTGTCGAGGAGGTTCTGTACCTGCGTGTCGTTGCTGTTCTTGGTGAGGTACTGGGCGGTGGCGTCGTCGTCTAGGACTAGGACTCGGTTGGTCTTCATCTTGGCTATGTCCTCGGCGTCCGCGGAGACGTTGGTGAGGACCATGTAGGCGTCCACGAAGGCCTCCCAGTCGTTGACGCTGTCGGAGAGCATCTTGTTGTAGGCGTCCTGTAGGCCGATGATGCACTTGAAGATGGGCTCGCCGTCGTCGGTGAGGTAGAAGATCGACCATGGCACCTCGTCGAAGTAGTGGGGCTCTGGTGGGTCAGATGGGTCGAGCTTGGTGAGTCCCGCGTCCGCGGTGAAGTGGAGGATCTGGGATCTGTCGTAGACGTTGACGCTGTAGCGGGTCTCCCACTCGTCGCTGTCCCAGTCCACCATGGGGTAGTAGTAGACCACGTAGAGAAGGCTCTCGTCCAGATCCGCGGAGTAGATCGGTATGACCTGCTCTGGTAGGACGTTTTTGAATCGCTTCTGGTTGTCCTCGTTGATGTAGCAGAGCTGCGGGGCCTGTCCGTAGATGAGTGCGTTCTTGAGTCACTCGCTGTCGCTGTTCTGGTAGTCGTTCTGCTTGAGGACGTCCAAGAGGGGTGTTATGTCGTTGTCGGCGTCCGTTGCCGAGTAGGTGATGGGTATGCCCGTGATGTAGCCGCGGAAGTTCTCAACCACTGTCTTGCAGTAGTTCTTGACGATGCGGTTGCATGGCTTTGTCGGGTCGCTGTAGGTGCGGGACATGATCTGCTGTCCCGTCC